GACGGCAAAATACAAAAGTACCTGAAAGACGAAGTTTCTCGTCTAATCAGGGATCTTAAGATTTAGGAGAATCGCATGTTAGATGCTATTAAACCACTACTAGATAGCGATCTTGTTAACGAAGATACTCGCCAAGCTATTGCTGAACAATGGGAAGCAAAATTGGTAGAGGCTAAGGAAACAGTACGTAGTGAACTTCGTGAGGAGTTTGCACAACGCTATGAACACGATAAGACTGTGATGGTAGAAGCCCTAGATAAAATGGTAACAGACGGCCTTGCAACTGAAATTTCTCAAATAAGTGAAGAGAAAAAAGCACTTGCAAACGATCGTGTAAAGTTTAACAAGTCAATGACAGAAAATGCTAACAAGTTTAACGGCTTTTTAGTACAAAAACTGTCAGAAGAACTACGTGAACTACGCAAGGATCGTATATCATCAAAAACTGGTTTTGAGAAATTAGAATCATTTGTTGTTGGTGCATTGGCTGAAGAAATCAAAGAGTTCGCATCTGATAAGAAAGACTTAGTGGAAACTAAAGTTAGACTTGTTAGAAATGCACGTGGACAACTTGATAATCTAAAGAGCAAATTTATAAAAGAATCTGCTAAGAAGATGTCTTCAACTGTTTCTACGCATCTTAAGGCTGAAATGGGCCAACTAAAAGAAGACATCAAATCTGCTCGAGAGAACAATTTTGGTCGTCGTATCTTTGAAGCATATGCTACTGAATTTGGTGCTACTCATTTAAATGAAAATGCAGAAGTACGTAAATTGAATGCAGCTATTGTTAGAAAAGATAAACAGTTAGCCGAAGCTATCAAAATTCAAGACAAAGCTAAGACGCTTATTGAGAATAAGAACCACCAGATTAAAGTCATTAAAGAAGCCAATGAGCGTGATGCTACATTGGACGAACTTCTGTCTCCTCTAAACGATGAGAAGAGATCTGTTATGACTAGTCTACTTGAAAACGTTCAGACATCTAGATTGAAGAACGCTTTTGAAAAATATTTGCCAGCAGTAATCAGCGAGACAAAAGGCATTAAAAAAGCCACTGCACTTACTGAACAAACTGGTAACAAAACTGCAAAGGTTATAAAAAACGATGATGGCGCTAATAACGTTATTGAACTTAAACGCCTAGCAGGGCTTTAAAACTAAAAGAAAAAGGAGACAGAAATGTCACAAGAACTACTAGAAAACAGATGGAGCGAGACCAAAGAAGCCCTCCTAGAAGGCTTACAAGGAACTCGTAGATCTACAATGGGTGTTGTTTTAGAAAACACACGCAAGCACTTGGCTGAGAATGCAACTGCAGGATCAACAAGTTCAGGTAACATTGCAACACTAAACAGAGTTATTTTACCTGTTATTCGACGTGTTATGCCAACAGTTATTGCTAACGAATTAGTTGGTGTTCAGCCAATGACAGGTCCAGTTGGACAAATTCACACATTAAGAGTACGTTATGCTAACGCAATGACAGACAACTCCATAGCCGCAACATCAACAGTTGCTGGTGAAGAAGCATTGTCACCATTTAAGATTGCACAAGCATACTCAAGTGCATCAACAGTTACAGCTGGTGTAGTACAAGCCGCACAAGCAGGATATGCTGGCGCAAATACTGCAATACTTGAGGGATCAGGTGGACGTAATATTTCAGTTCAGATCTTAAAGCAAACAGTTGAAGCAAAAACTCGTAAGCTACAAGCAAGATGGACTTTTGAAGCAGCTCAAGATGCACAAGCAATGCACGGTATCGACGTAGAAGCAGAAATCATGGCAGCATTAGCTCAAGAGATCACTGCTGAAATCGATCAAGAGATTCTATTATCTCTACGTACATTAGCCGCAACTGAATTCACATACAACCAGGCTGCAGTATCAGGTACTGCTACTTTCGTTGGTGATGAACATGCCGCTTTAGCAGTATTAATAAACAGAACAGCTAACTTAATTGCACAACGTACAAGACGTGGTGCAGGTAACTATGCAGTTGTTTCTCCTGCAGCATTAACAGTTTTACAATCAGCTACAACTTCAGCATTTGCTAGAACAACAGAAGGTACTTTTGAAGCACCAACAAACACAAAGTTTGTAGGTACATTAAACGGTACAATGAGAATATTCTGTGATTCATATGCATCAGATGCAACAGCAGTATTAGTAGGATACAAAGGCGCATCAGAAACTGACGCTCCAGCTTTCTATTGCCCATACGTACCGTTGATGAGTTCAGGTGTTGTCTTAGATCCGGCATCATTTGAGCCAGTAGTAAGTTTTATGACTAGATATGGTTATATCGAGTTAACAAACACTGCGTCATCTTTTGGTAACGCTGGTGACTACTTAGGTGAGATTGCTATTACTAACTTGTCTTTCTCATAAGACTACAAAAACTTTATACAAAATAGCACCTTCGGGTGCTATTTTTTTGAGTAAATAATCTTATGAAACACCTGTACTACAATGATGAAATACAAGATCTTCCTTTACACTTGGCTCCGCTATTACAAAAGGTTGAGAAGACAACCTTGTTTATATCGATGGGTATGAAAAATTTTGATGAGATACAACAGACAACCAATTTTCTACTAGACAAACACACATATATACAACAAGTAATCTTTGATCATTCTGCTGATCCAATTATTGATAGGTTACTATCAACAAAAATAGAAACATGGGCAAAAAGCAAAAGCATAGCTGGGTTATTATTGTCAAGCGAATTCACTGCACGTATGCACAATGAAATACTTTACCCAAGTTGGTTGTTTGCATTTAAGAATCAAAATTTGCCTCCTTTGTCGATTGGCAGACAATACCGATATAGTTGTCTAAATCGAAATCCAAGGTCGCATCGATTGTTGTTGTATACTTTGTTAAAACATAATAGTTTACTGCAAAATATGATCTTTACATTTTATCCATTAGACCCTTATAATGGAAACAATGTTTATTATAGTAATAAAGAGGAATTTGGAAAGTACTATCAAGAAGCTATGCAAAATAAAGTGGATTTTCCTCTAACCTGGATTGATGATGACAACACTGCTTCAAACGATCATACTGTATCTCATGATGCATATACTAATACTGAATGCAATATTGTTACGGAAAGCACAGTTGATATAGAATTCACAAGCGAAAAACTATGGAAACCAATAGCAAGTGGACAATTTTTTCATGTTGTTGGAAGTGCAGGAACCAATGCCTGGCTTAAAACTTTTGGGTTTGAAACTTTTGATAACACTTATGATTTAACCAAGTGTAGTATACAACGTATTGAACAAGTTGTCAACCAGTTATCAGAAAATATGTACACAGACGAAAACATTGAAAAAGTTACACATAACTATCATTTATTTCACAGTGGCTCAGTAGAAAAAAGCATCTTAGATTCCATAAATATTACTGCACAATAATGTGTTTATGCAGACAAAACTGCGTACCCGCTAGAACGGGAACTTTATAAGGAGAAAACAAATGGGAAGACCGTTAAAAATTAAAATATCNGACACACAGGATGCAGGATTTAACAATCCATCTGGTGATCCAACTTCGACACCNGCAAACGAATTGTTCTATGGTGTAGTTGGTGGAAATACTAGTACAAGTGACTATACATTTCCTGTTACAACAACTAGAATTAGACCAGCAGGCGGAAGTATTACTGCTGAAGGTGATGGTTTTATAGTCAGACAAAAAGGTGCGTCAAAGTATCTTGTGTCAAGATTAGATGCCAGTGCAATTGACCCTGTAAACGCAGTGGTTGGTAGCATAGTAAGAATTGTGTCAGTTGGTGATACTGATTGGAATGCAATGGGAATGCCTGGAGACGGATTTGTCTCAAACGGAGCTATTTTTACTGTAGAAGCTGCATCAGCAGCTGGTAGTTCAGGAACAATAGCAGAATGTGGAACATGCACATTAGCAGACGTAAACGATGCTTCGTTGGCTGTAGGTGACATGACAGTAAGTTATACTGACGTAGGTTCATCAGCAGTGCGTTTAAAGCGTTTCAGCAACAAGCATGGCATACCTTTTTCAGGTGATCCAGTATTGTTAAACTTCTTCAACATACTAGATGACACAGTGAAAATTGGTGGTGCAGGATCTGCTACTAATCCAAATACACGTGACTTAGTACAAATTGAGAATGCTTCACTAGGTTAATAGTTACTTTTTAACTAACCAAACCCTTACTGTATTAAGTACAGTGAGGGTTTTTTATGAGTACTGCATTTATTCTAGGAAATGGCAAAAGTAGACTGTCGGTTGATTTAACAAAGTTATCTCCATTGGGTGCTACCTATGGATGCAATTGGTTATGCAAAACCTTTAGTCCAGATTGTTTAGTTGCAACAGATAGACCAATTGCAGATGCTATTCAACAAAGTGGCTATGCACAAAAGCATAGATTTCACACACGCAAACCTATAGTTGATTTAGGTGGCAAGCATTTAAGTAATGAATACAAAGGATTTAGTAGTGGACCTAATGCGGCTGCTCTTGCATGTATTGATGGACACAGTGACATTTATTTAATTGGTATGGACTTAGGCACAACAA